TGAAAATATATGGACACGATGTTTACTATATCCCAAGAACCGTAGTAAACCGAGACACGATCTTTGATGAAGATGCCTTGTCTCAGTTTACTCAAGCGTATCCCTTGGAAATGTACTTGGAGAACGTGGACGGGTTTGAGGGAGAAGGTGACCTGTTTACTAAGTTTGGTATCGAAATAAGAGATCAGGCAAACTTCATCTTGTCAAAGAGAAGATGGGAACAACTGGTTGATACTTCTGGTGGGACTTTCCAATTGGATGCCCGACCAGCAGAGGGCGACCTGTTATACTTTGAAAAGACAGGTTCGATTTTTGAAATCAAGTATGTAGAATTTCAAAATCCTTTCTATCAACTAGGAAAAATTTACGTCTTTAGATTGCAGTGTGAACTCTTTGAGTACTCTTCAGAGACGTTTGATACTGGTATTGAGGCGCTCGATGATGTTGTCGATGATCTCAGTTTGGATGCATTGAGATTCCAGTTTGAACTTGAGAGTGGCGATCTGTTCTTGAAAGAGGACGGTGGGTGTATTGTCTTGGAGGACTTTGCAACTCAACGAAGTCTCACGAATACTGATAATGCCGACATAGATACGTTCCAAGAACAAGAAGGTATTCTCGACTTCACGGAAATAAATCCGTTTGGTGAAATCTGATGTTTAAGAATCAACAGTTTTACAATCAACATACGAAGAAGGCAATCATTGCTTTCGGTACAATCTTTAACAACATTCAGATTGTTAGAGAAAATGCTAGCGGCGAGGTTGCACAAACTGTTCGCGTACCATTGGCATACTCACCAAAACAAAAGTTTTTGTCTCGTATTGCACAGGTGCCGGACACTCTTACCAGAGGTGAGGTTGCAGTTACGTTGCCCAGAATGGGTTTTGAGATTCTTGGTTTTAACTTTGACCCCTCTAGGAAACTGTCACCGATTCAAAAAAATATCTCTGTTGGTACTGGAGATGATGCAAACACTTTCAGAAAGACTTTTGTATCGACACCATATGATATGCAAGTCGGTCTCTATATATTCGCAAAGAACCAAGAAGATGGTTTGCAAATTGTAGAACAGATTCTGCCATACTTCAATCCTGATTTCAATGTCACGGTGAATGATCTTCCATCAATGGGAATCAAACGTGATATCAAGATCACACTGGACAGTCTCACGTTTGAAGATGAGTATGAGGGCGACTTTGCCGCAAGACAAAGTATCATCTGGTCACTGAACTTCACGATGAAGTTGAACTACTACGGTATCGTTGAGAATCAAGGATTCATCAAGAAGGCCATTGCAAAGGTTTTCGAGAGCGAGTCTATGACCGGACCCCATATCAAAAGAACATTTGAGATTGCTCCGACTCTCCCGACTGCGACTGCCACGATCAGTGGTGGTTCCGTTGATGCAATCACTCTCACATACGGTGGAGAGGGATATTCGTCTAGTGCGCCGAATATAACTATAGATGGTAACGCTAGAGCACACGCAGAAATCACTGATGGAGTGGTTACAAAAATTGTCATTGACGATGCTGGTTCTGGATATGTGACCGCACCAACAGTCACGTTTGAACAACCGCCGGATTACAATGACAACCCATACAAAGATGAACCCTATAGGTTTATTGACGAATTTGAACAAGTATATGAATAGGTGATGTGATGAGCAGAAACAAAGTATTCGATGCTCTTGATAAAACATTTCAAACCGTATCAACTGAAACGACTAAGGTGAACCCCCCAGCCGTGACAGACCACAACGATGTTGATACAGACTTTCAAAAGGCAAGACAAGCCATGGAAAAGGCCATGTCTTACAGCGAACAAGCCGCAGAAGGTATTTTGAATGTTGCAATGAATAGCGACAACCCCCGAGCCTACGAGGTCGCCGGTCAGATAATCAAGACGATGGGCGAACAGGCAAAAGACATGATGGAAGTCCAAGAGAAAAAACACAGGATTGATGTCAAGTCTGGTACTGATAAACCAAAGATTGAAACACAGAACAATATTGTTTTTGCCGGTACTACCAGTGATATTCTTAAAGCTATTCGTGATGAAAAAGATGGGACCGTCATAGACCATGAACCAGACTGAAACTTCATACCACGGCAATCCAAATTTAAAAGCAGTTGGATACCAACACGATTTCACCAAAGAACAACTGGAAGAATTTGTCCGGTGTTCTGAAGACGCCATATATTTCATAGAAAACTATTGCAAGATAGTAACTCTTGACAGGGGTTTGCAACCGTTCAAGTTATATGACTGCCAAAAAAGAAAAGTAGATTTTATTATGAACAATCGTAAGACGATCTTGATGGAAGGCCGTCAGCAGGGAAAGACGATTACTTCTGCTGCATGTATTCTACACTACACTATTTTTCAAGACAATAAAAACGTTGCTATTATGGCGAACAAGACCGCAGCTGCCAGAGAGGTGTTGTCTCGTTATCAAATCATGTATGAGAACCTACCCATATGGATGCAACAGGGCGTCAAGACATGGAACAAGGGTGACGTTGATTTAGAAAATGGATCGAGGGTATTCACATCTGCAACCACCACATCTGGTATTCGTGGTAAGTCTGTAAACTGGTTGTATATTGACGAGGCAGCGATCATTCCAAATAACATTGCGGATGAGTTCTTTGCTTCTGTGTACCCAACTATTTCTGCTGGTGAAACTACAAAGATTCTTTTGACATCTACGCCATTAGGATATAATCATTTCTGGAAATTCTGGAATGAGGCTGAAAAGGGAACCAACGGATTTGAAAATATGTTCGTTCACTACACGGAGATTCCAGGCCGTGATGAAAAGTGGGCAGAAGAACAGTTTAAACTCCTTGGTGAAGTAAAGTATAATCAGGAAGTTTTGTGTGAGTTCTTGGGATCAACAAACACCCTGATTAGTGGCAAGGCATTGTCTGTGATGTCATCTAAGGAGATTGTTTACAAGAAAGATGGACTAGACATTTATGAAGAACCTCAAGAAAATAAATACTATGTAATAACAACCGACACTGCGAGGGGAATTGGTGGAGATTATTCAGCTTTTGTTGTCATTGATATTACAGAAATGCCTTTCAAGGTTGTCGGCAAGTTTAGAGACAACAAGGTTTCGCCACTCTTGTATCCAGACTTCATTGCAAGAGTGGCAAAAGATTTTAACAATGCGTATGTATTGATAGAAAATAATGATATTGGTCAACAGGTAGTTGACATACTGCATCAAGAACTGGAATACGAAAACATATTCAGTACGGTGCAGGAGAAAAACAAACAATATGTATCGCCCGGCTTTGGAAAACAAACCACTCTGGGTGTTAGAACATCAAAAGCTGTCAAGAGACAGGGATGTTTGGCACTCAAGAGTCTGGTTGAAGAGACAAAGTTTTTAGTTTGGGATGCTGACTGCATCAATGAGTTGTCAACCTTTGTCGAAAAGGCTGGTTCTTTTTCTGCTGATGAGGGATACCATGATGACTTGGCCATGTGCATGGTCTTGTTTGCGTGGTTGTCTACTCAACAGTTTTTCAAGGACTTGACCGATGTTGATATTAGAGAGGGGTTGTATAATTCACAGATGAGGTACATCGAAAAAGATTTGACCCCCTTTGGTTTTATGGAAAATGGACTTGAACCAGAGGCAGAAGTGATCGACGGCGACTATTGGATGTGGGCAGATGAGAGAAAAGATTTTTTATAAATAATTCTCAGGAACACTATTTATTAGTATAAAACCAAAAATACGAAGGAGAACAACATGGCTTTCCAGTTATCACCTGGCGTCCTAGTCCGAGAAAGAGACCTCACCAACGTTGTCCCAGCCGTTGCTACTACAATTGGCGGCATTGTTGGAGATTTTGGGTGGGGGCCTGTTCACGAGATTACCCGAATTGATTCGGAAAACAATTTGGTAGAAAGATTTGGGAGACCAACCTCTACCGTCTTCTATGACTTCATGACCGCTGCCAGTTTCTTGGCATACGGTTCAAACCTTCTCACTGTAAGAGAAGTTGGTACTGCTGCAAAGAACGCAGTGTCCGAGGGAACTGCTGTTCTTATCAAGAACGAAGATGACTATCAAGAGCAGTATGCATCTGGTTCAAACTCTGTTGGTGTTTGGGCTGCAAAGTATGCTGGTACTCTTGGTAACAGTATCAAGGTTGAGTTTGGCGACATCACCTCATCTAGTACTTTGAGTGTTGGAAGTATTGCACTTGATTCAGCTGACACTGCTGGTGACAGGACTACTGCCACCGTAACAATCGGTGCGCCGACAGCTCCCGCAGTTGGTTCTGGTGGTGTTCAGGCTACTGCTACTGCAACTATCACTGCTGGTAACGTTACTGCAATCACTGTTACAAACCCAGGCTTTGGATATGCTGGTGCGCCGACAATTACGGTAACTGTCGATGGTACTGGTGCTGTTGCCGCTACTGCTACTCTCGCAACCGAGTGGACTTACAGAGATGAGTTTGACAGTCTCCCAACTACTACTGATTGGGCTGCTGCCAATGGCGCAGAAAATGACGAAATGCACATCATCGTCATCGACGAAGATGGTGCTATCACTGGTATCGCTGGTACTGTACTTGAGAAGTGGGCTGGTGTTTCAAAGGCATCTGACGCTAAAGATGATGTCAACTCTACCAACTACTACAAGAACGTAATCAATGATCGTTCTGATTGGATTTGGTGGGTAGATCACCCCGCCAGTGGAACAAACTGGGGAACTTCTTCAGAAGGTGGTA